TGCCAATACAGCCATTGGGACTTCCTCGCTAGGTGAGAATACAACAGGGGCAAACAACACAGCAGTTGGTAGGTCAGCTTTAAATGCAAACACCACAGGAGCTGACAACACAGGACTTGGATATCTTGCGGGAGATGCTATTACGACAGGTGATAGAAATACACTTACTGGTAGCTCCGCAGGTGGTGCAATCACCACAGGGTCGTACAATACTATTTTTGGTTGGCAAGCGGGTGATGCAATAACTACTGCTGATGATAATGTTTTAGTTGGTCCAGCAGCAGGAGGAGCAATTACCACGGGTGCTAATAACGTAGCAATGGGTCGCAATGCTTTATTGGTTAATACAACGGCTTCTAACAACACAGCAGTTGGCAAAAGTGCTTTAGAAGCTAATACCACAGGTTCAGAAAATACAGCAGTTGGAGTAACGGCTTTAGACGCTAACACCACAGGCGATGATAATGTTGGAATGGGTTACGGAGCATTAGGGGCAAATACTACAGCTTCAAAAAACGTAGCAATCGGTAATAACGCTTTATTAGCAAACACCACAGGAACAAATAACGTAGCTGTTGGAACCAATGCTTTAGACGCTGTAACTACTGCAAATAACAATATTGCGATAGGTGTTGATGCTCTAAGTGCTGTGTCTGGTAATCAAAATGTTGGTATTGGTACTGATGCTTTAAAAGTTAATACTGGTGCTAACAACACGGCAGTTGGTTATTTAGCCATGCAAGCAAATACGTCAGGAGCAGGTAACACCGCAGTAGGCTCAATATCTATGGAAGCTAATACCACAGGTGCTGACAACGCTGCTTTTGGTAGAAATACACTGGGTGCTAACACAACTGGCGCAAACAACGTAGCCGTAGGATTAGGAGCATTAGACGCTAACACAACTGCTTCAGACAACACAGCAGTAGGCAGAAGTGCTTTAGCAGCAAACACCACAGGGCATTCAAATGTAGGAATAGGTAAATCGGCACTAGCAGCAAACACCACAGGCTATCGTAATACTGTGGTTGGGTTTAACGCTAGTGACGCTTCAACTACTGGTAGAGATAATGCTATATTCGGTTACGAAGCAGGTGGTACTTTAACCACAGGTTTAGAAAATACTTTTTTAGGTTATTACACAGGGTCAGCACAGACTTCAGCCGATTATAATACTTTCGTAGGTTCTACGTCAGGAGCAACAACCACTACAGGTGCTTCTAACACAGCCCTTGGGCAAGGGTCTATGTACGCTAACACCACAGGTGCTAATAACGTAGCAGTTGGTAAGAGTGCTTTATTAGCTAACACCTCCGCAGCCAACAACACAGCCGTTGGTGCTTTTTCTTTAAAAGCAAACACCACAGGAGCAGGTAACACTGCTGTCGGAAATGACTGTATGGACAGTAACACTACAGGAGCTAACAACACGGCAGTTGGTCTAGATGCTTTACAAGCAAACACCACAGCAGCAAACAACGTAGCAGTAGGACAGGGTTCTTTAGACGCTAATACAACTGGTGCAGCTAATGTAGCAGTAGGCAAAGATGCTTTAACAGAAAATACAACAGGAACACAGAATGTGGCTGTTGGAACTTTTGCTATGAATAACACCACAACAGCAGCAAACAACACAGCAGTTGGTTATTATTCTTTATTAGCTAACACCACAGGACACTCTAATACAGCAGTAGGAGACACAGCACTGGATGCTAATACAACGGGTGACTCCAACGTAGCAATAGGAAGATATGCTCTTACAGCGAACACAACCGCAGATACTAATGTTGCTGTAGGTCAAAGTGCTTTAGGAGCAAACATCACAGGTGCTTCAAATGTAGGTATTGGTCATGATGGAGGAGGACAGATAACAACAGGTTCAAATAATACTGCTTTAGGATATGATTCTGCTGATGGTCTTACAACTGGTAGTAATAATATGTGTCTCGGCAACGCTTCTACACCAACTGCTGTTAATGTTAGTAATGAAATTACATTAGGAAATGGCAGTATTGATGCTTTAAGATGTGCAGATACTTCTATCGCTGCTTTATCAGACAGAAGAGATAAAAAAGACATTACAGATTCTTCTTATGGTTTAGAATTTATCAATAAAATTAGACCAGTACAGTTTACTTGGGATAGACGAAATTTAGTTGAAGGAGATTTAGAAAGTACACACAATGGTAGAACTAGAATTGGTTTTATTTCCCAAGAATTACAAGAAGCTATGGAAGACGATAGCAATGAAATATTAGATTTAGTGTACGAATCAAATCCAGAAAGACTTGAAGTTAAACAAGGAAAACTAATACCTATATTAACCAAAGCCGTACAAGAACTTTCCGCGAAGGTGGAAGAATTAGAAGATAAACTTAATAATAAGGAGTAAAAAATGGCACAAACAGTAACAGAATGCCTAGCATCAGGAACCGATTCAGTAACACTAATAGATGCAGTAAAAGCTGGAACACACGATGTAACAGGGCTGACACAAGCCGAGATAAATGAATTGGTGCAACGTAATGTTGACCACCTTTCAGCTATCTTGCTTTATGAACCTGATGCAAGCGATGCAACTGACGATACGCCAAACGTAAAAGGAGCAGCAGGTAGTAAGAAGACTACTCACGTTGCAGCCGTTACCACTGGCACAGATTACATAGCAGCTAACTAGGAGATAATATGACCGAAGAAGCCGTAGTCTTTATAGACGATGAAGAGATAAAAGTATCTGAGTTGTCCGACCAACAGAAATACTTACACTCGCAATTACTGGATTTGAGAAACAAAGAAGCAAGTCTTAAATTTCAATTGGATCAAGTAGCTGCCAGTATGTCAGTTTTTAATAATGCTTTTGTTGAGGCTTCTAAAGAAGTCGCTGAAGAAGTTTTAGAAGAAGAAGAAACCAAAGAGGTAAATTAAGATGTTATATATAAATATATTTATGTGGATATGCACTATTATTGCAATAGCTTCACTTGTGGCTGCTGTTTCTCCTACTCCTAAAGGAGATAAGTTTTTAGCAAAACTTTATAAGGGTATTGATTTTTTAGCTTTAAACATAGGCAAAGCTAAAGATAAATAGATGGCCAGAAAAACCACCGTGGAAGTTGCAGCAGATCTAGACAAGCACGAAGCAGTGTGTGCTGAACGGTGGCGTGAAACTATTTACAGAATTAAACGTCTAGAAGTTTTAATTATCACAACGTTGGCTTCTTTAATTATTGGAATGGCCAGTATATTAAGTAGCCAAATTTTTTAAAATGAAATATGCCCTACGCCAAATATACATTCAAACCAGGAATCAATCGTGAAGGTACTGATTACAGTAACGAAGGCGGTTGGTTTAATGGTAATTTAGTACGCTTTCGTCAAGGAAGACCTGAAAAAATAGGTGGTTGGCTAAAAGATACTGAAACTAGCTACTTAGGCACGGGCAGAGCTTTGCATGGTTGGGTTGATATACAAGGAACTAAATATTTAGGGCTTGGGACCACATTTAAATATTACGTTTCAACGGGGGAGAATTTTGATGACATTACTCCTATCCGAGCAACTACAACTAATGGTATTGTATTTGCAGCAACCGATGGATCTTCAACTATAACTGCAACAGACTCAAGTCATGGCTGTGTTGTTAACGATTTCGTTACTATTTCTGGGGCAGCATCTTTAGGAGGTTTAGTAACCGCAGCGGTTTTAAACCAAGAATATCAAATAACAGCAGTTCCTTCTTCTAGCACTTACACGTTTACTGCTAAAGATACGGACGACGATACTGTCACAGCTAACTCCAGTGACTCAGGAAATGGTGGTTCGGGGGTAGACGGATCGTATCAAATTAATGTAGGTCTTGATGTGTACGTTCAAAGCACAGGGTGGGGAGCAAATACTTGGGGAGCAGGTACGTTTGGTAGTTCTTCTCCTTTAAGTTCCAGTAATCAATTACGTTTATGGTCGCATGATAATTTTGGCGAAGATCTTTTAATAAATGTTCGTGGGGGTGGCGTGTATTATTGGGACGAAAGTGGAGGCTCTAGCGTAAGAGCTAAAGCTTTTTCAGAACTTACAGGGGCAAATTTAGTGCCTACTATAGCTTTACAAATATTAGTAAGCGACATAGACAGACACGTAATTTGTTTTGGAGCAGACCCAATTAATGACAGTAATGTTAGAACTTCGGCGTCTGACCCAATGCTTATTGCTTGGAGCGACCAAGAAAGTGCTGTTGAATGGGAACCGTTGTCCACTAACACGGCAGGGTCTCTTAGACTTTCCGCCGGGTCTTTAATTGTTGGAGCAATGAGAGCGGGTCAAGAAACATTGGTGTGGACAGATACTTCAATGTACAACTTACAGTTTATAGGGCCTCCTTACACATTTGGCACAACTTTGATGAACGAAGGGGTAGGATTAATTAGTCCAAAAGGCGCTGTAAATACTCCTCGTGGAGCTTTTTGGATGGACAGAAAAGGTTTTTATAACTATGCAGGAACAATAGCTCCTGTTCCTTGTAGTGTGCACAGTTATGTATTTAGTGATATAAATGAAGGGCAGTCCTATAAAGTTTTTGGGTTTTTAAACAAACAATTTAATGAAGTTGGATGGTTTTATCCTTCTGCTTCCAGCACAGAAGTAGACCGCTATGTAACGTATAACTATAACGATCAAACGTGGAGCATTGGTGAACTAGCGCGTTTTGCATGGCTTGATGAAGGTCTTGTTGATTATCCTAGAGCCACAGGAAAAAGTAGCTCAACCAATTATTTATACAGACATGAAGAAGGTAATGACGACGATGGTTCTGCAATGTCTAACGTTTTTATCGAGTCCAGCGACATGGACATACAAGACGGAGATTATTTTTCTTCAATCAGTCGAGTCATACCAGACGTTAAATTTACAGGCAGTGGTGGAACAGACCAAACAATTAACTTTGTTTTAAAAACCAGAGACTACCCCGGAGAAAGTTTAACTACAAACACAACGCAAAACGTAACCGGAACAACAACAAGGTTAGACACGCGCCTACGCGCGCGACAAATGGTTTTTAGGATTGAATCGGATGATGATAATTCAGACGTTGATACACAAAAAGGTGTGGGTTGGGTATTGGGCGATACTCGTATGGACATTAAACCAAGCGGTCGTAGATAGTGGCAAAATTATTAAACACCAAGTTACCCGTTGCTTTTAATGAAGTTAAACCTGATGTTTACAATAAAATGATTAGAACGATTGAGCTTAGTCTTAATAAGTTTGATCCAAGTGCGACACCAGAGTTTACAGAAACGGAACGCAATAAACATTTATTTAATGCTGGTGATATTATTTGGAACACTACTCGCAAAACAATACAGTATTTTGACGGAACAAACTGGTACAACTTATCCACAGAAGAAGAAGTAGGACTGCAAGGAAAAGCTTCTGTAGGAGAAGTGACGGTAACGCTTGATGGAAACGTAACAATAAATATAACCGGGCCTAAATATGGTTGGGATATAGAGAAATGGTACACATAATGGACAAAGAAAAGTTAATAGAAGAACTTATTATTGATGAAGGAAGCATAAATAAAGTCTACTCAGATCATCTTGGGTTTCTTACGTTTGGCGTTGGTCATTTAATCTTGGACACAGATCCAGAAATTAATCAGCCCGAAGGAACTCCAGTATCAGACGAAAGAATCAACGAATGTTTAGATAATGATATAGACATTGTGTGCGACGAATTAAACAGAAACATGCCGTGGTGGAAAGAGCTAGATGAGACACGTCAGCGTGTTCTTGCTAATATGTGTTTTAACTTAGGTTGCCCTAGATTAAAGAACTTTAAAAAATTCTTAGCTGCTTTAGAAGGGGGTGATTTTGAGACCGCTGGAGAAGAAATGATGGACAGTAAATGGGCCACACAAGTAGGAAATAGAGCCGTTAGATTGCAGGAGAAAATGCTCCATGATAGCTAGAGTTAAACAAATAAAAAGAAAACCCATGAAAAGTGGGAAAGTGTCTAATTATAAGAAAGCTTTAAGGAGGCCGTAATGGCTAAGAAAGGACTGTACGCAAACATACACGCAAAAAGAAAAAGAATAAAAGCTGGGTCAAAAGAAAAAATGAGAAAGCCCGGTACTAAAGGCGCTCCAACAAAAGCAAATTTTAAACGAGCTAAGAAAACGGCTAAGAAGTAATGGCAGAAAGAAAGAAAGCAATACGAAAAACCACTAAAGGCAAAGGCGCTAATTATCGTCCTACTAAAAGTGGTGCAGGCATGACCAAAAAAGGTGTGCGTGCTTATCGTAAAGCAAACCCTGGATCTAAGTTAAAAACAGCCGTAACAGGGAAAGTAAAGAAGGGAAGTAAGGCAGCGAAACGACGTAAATCTTATTGTGCAAGGTCTGCGGGTCAGCTTAAGAAGAGCTCTGCTAAAACAAAGAATGATCCTAATTCAAGGATCAGACAAGCGCGCAGAAGGTGGAAATGTTGATATGTATGAATATAGTTGCAAAGTTAAAAGAGTGGTCGATGGTGATACTATGGATGTTGTTCTTAACCTTGGCTTTGATATCCTCTACGATTGCAGGGTTCGTTTGGGTGGTATTGATACGCCCGAGTCGAGGACTCGTGATTTGGATGAAAAAGCACGAGGTAAGCTCAGTAAAGCTTATCTTAAAGAAAGTATTAAAGGAAAAAAGATTGTATTAAGAACCAAACTAAAAGACTCCAGAGGCAAGTTTGGCAGGGTTATTGCTGAAGTTTGGGCAGAATTTGAAGAAGGTTCAATGCGTAACGTCAATGAACTAATGATAAAAGAGTGCCACGCAGTCAAGTACAATGCAGAAAATAAAGCTCTGGTATACGACGCTCACATGGCAAATCGTGCTATATTAATAGAAAAAGGACTGTTTGTTCCTGTGGAGAAATAATATGAAATTAGGTTTATTAAAAACATTGATAGGAACAGTCGCTCCTACGTTAGGAACCGCGTTAGGAGGACCCATGGGAGGCATGGCTGCTAACATGATAGCAGATGTATTGGGTTGTGATCCTGAACCAAAAAAGATACAAAAAGCTATAGAACAAGCCACTCCTGAACAATTAGCAGAACTAAAAAAAGTTGAGACGGATTTTGAAATCAAAATGAAAGAACTCGACATAGATCTGTTTGCGTTAGAAACAGCAGACATACAAGACGCCAGAGGAAAATTTGGCAAAGACTGGACAGCCAGAATAATGGGGATCCTTGTGGTTGGTGGGTTTATGGGGTATATATTCCTTGTAACGCTACAACCACCCGAACAAAACTCAGAAGCATTGATTAATTTGGTGTTGGGCTATTTAGGTGGCTTAGCTTCAGCTATAATCAGCTTCTACTTCGGGGCTTCACACAAACAAGACACGGACTAAAAAAGACGATAAGATAGGTGATATTATGGCATTATGGGATAACTTAACTGACTGGTGGACTGGGGGGGATGACGAATACTCTCAGACTGAAGAAAGTGCATTTGCAGATTTAATTGATTCAGACTCTGATTTTGCCGATCTTTATGAAAATGTTTTAGCAGATCCAAACTACGGAACAACAGACGTTAATTCTTTTATGTACGAAGAAGATGATCCTTTTGCATGGTTATATGAATCCGATCCTGAGTTTGCTGGAGAACTTCTTAGTGATGATTTTTTTGATACAGAAAACAGTCAATACGGAGAATACGATTGGGGAGAAATACTTTCGGATAATGAAGACGATTATCAAGGTATTTTTGGATTAGGTATAGGGCCAAAACTTAATGAAGCGTTTACAGGAGGCGAAGGTCTTCCAGGATTTTTAAGTACGTTACTTGGCGGCGGAGCAGGTGGCGGAAAAAAAGGTGGCGGAGGTATAGCAGGGCTTTTAAGTGGCTTAGCGGGAGGTACTAAAAACATGTTGGATAACGATTTAATAAAAATCTTGTTGGGCAAAAAATTATTGGACGACGACCGAAAAGGCGGTTCCGCGGCATACGTTCCTATTGGACAAGAAGCCTACGGCGGTGGCGGTGGACAACCCAACTATCAAATATCTAATATACAACCAGCCTTACTACCGGGAATGGCTTATGCCAATCAACCCACTACTTACAACGCAGACCCCCCTCCGGGTATGCAAGCAGGTGGGCTAACTTCTCATAATCACCCACAGCTTCATTCACATGGTCATGGTTCTCATCCTAATGATATACCAGGAATGCCGGGCATGCAGGACCTACTTTTAAGACCAGATGGTATGCAAGCAGGTGGGATAGCCAGTTTAGAAAATAGGATGGAAGGACCGGGGGACGTAACAAAAGCTATGTTAGAACCCGGAGAGTTTGTCATGACAAGAAAAGCAACGCAAAACCTAACTCCTGAATACTTATATAATTTAATGCACCAAGCAGAAAACGCAGGAAGGATGAGATAATGGCCGCTTACGCAAATAACACAACAAAGGCAACTTACGAAGAACCTTATGCAGCAGCGATGCGAAAAGGCTATTTGGACTCCATGTTCAATTTTGCCAATCAACCAACTCCCGTTCCTGTTAGACAACATGCTGGCTTAGATCCTTATGAAATGCGCGCTCGTGAAATGGCGGGGGGCTTAGGAGGATTTTCTCCTTATATGCAACAAGGTTCACAAATGATGCAAGAAGGCTACGGCACTCAACAACAAGGCAGGGGCATGTACGGCAGAGGCGCAGACGCCACTAATTTAGGTATTGGCATGTACGGCAGAGGGGCTAATCTAACCGATCAAGGTGCGGGCATGTACGGAACAGCAGGAGCCTATCAAGATACAGCAGCGGGCATGTACGCTCCGGGTGCAGCAAAACAATTTTATGATCCTTACGAAGACAGCGTAGTACAACAAACATTAGCGGATTTAAAAGAAGCGGGTATTGGGCAAGGCATTGAAGACAGGGCAGGACAAATTGGGCAAGGCGCGTTTGGCGGATCCCGTGGTCGTTTAATGGAAGGCGAAAGATCAAGACAACTAGGACGTGGAGCCGCGGAGGCAGTAGGCGCTATTCGTTCAAGAGGTTATGAAGGAGCCAGAACAGCCGCACAAAACGCTGGTAAAGGGCTGAGTCAAATAGGAGGCCAGTTTGGAAACTACGGTCAAGGCATGGGTCAACTGGGTGGACAGTACGGAAACTTTGGTCAAGGCATGGGTCAACTGGGTGGACAGTTTGGGCAATTCGGCCAAGGACTGGGATCGCTTGGCGGTCAGATGGGAACCATGGGCGGTAACTTTGCAGGATTAGGAACGACAGGACAAAGTAATTTACTAACACAAATGGGTGCTCTTAGCAAAATGGGTGGCCAAGCCAGAGGCATACAAGACACTATGTACGGCGCTCAATTTGACGCAGCCAATAGATTAGCCGAAGAACCAGGTCAAAGACTGGGTCAATACGGTAAAGCGTTAGAAGGACTGTTGCCAGACACCAGATCAAGGACTCAATACGGTCAAACAGACAACAAATTTAATTTTATAGATGATCTTAAAAAAATGTTAGGGTTAACATAATGAATTGGAAAGGCAGACAAATGTTCGGCGGTGGCCCAAGTGGTATCGTTCAAATGATGGGTGGCGGAATGACACCTTACCCTACGCACACAATGCCTAACGGAACCGTTATGCCTGGAGCTGTGCATGGACAAGGTTATCAAGCAGGTGGAATGGCAGGCCCAATGGCCCCTGCTAAACCGTCTATGGAACAACGTATAGCACAAATAGCCGCACAACAAGGCAAAAGCGTACCAGAAATGAAGGCTCAGATTTTACAAAAAACAGCAACCGACCAAGGACTGCAACTTCCTCCAGAAGCCATACAGCAATATGCTGTGGGTATGATTAGCTTACAAGATGCTTTATCACAAGGAACACCCGCCATGCAGGCAGGTAGTATGGGCGCAATGGCAATGCAACAACCCAACGCTCAGATACAAATGCAAGCAGGTGGGCTGTTAATAGGAAAAGATCAGTTTGTAGACCCTAGCTCGGACGGGCAAGAAATGTTGACCGAAGAGACCAGAGTATTGAAAGGTCTTTACAACGACATAATTAAAGCCATGGAACAAACCAGCATGGACTTTGACACTATTATTGATAGTAGAGTAACGCAAGGTAGCGTAACTAAAAAAGCCGCCGAAGACTTAAAGAAAGTTTACGCCATTCAAAAAATGCGCCAAGCGCAACAGATGCAAAGAGAAGAAGATTTAATCCCAGAAGTAATTGCTCGTCCTACGCCTCCACTTAGACCAGGAATGGGTCCTAAGCCTTATATGAAAGAAAATCAAAATACTAAAGGCTACCCCTTTGAAGACATGATGATGGAAATGCAAGCAGGTGGAATGGTGGGCGCAGAATTGTTTGAAGAAGGTGACAGCGACATAAACAATGCATTGAATACCATGGCTTCTGTTTCTAACCCAAAGGTCCCTGATATGCCAGCCAGCAACGGCATGGCTCTACCCGGTGGAGAAATGGGTGGAGAAGAAATCACCATGGACCAAGGACTTGAAGAAATGGAAGTATTGGAGTTAAAAACTAAATACCAAGAAATAGCTTTAGCAACAGTAGAAGCGGCTAACAAAGCCATTCAAGAAGGTGCACCACCGGAGCAATTAAAAGAACCGATTAAAGAAAGATTAATTGCAATTGATAAACAATACCGCCAGAAAACGGGAGCAGAAGATACCATTCTTACGCCAGAATTTATGGCTAAACTTCAAGGGTTAACGTCCGTAATCCCTGCCATGCAAGGCGGCGGACTAAAAGGTTATGAACCGGGTGGAGTAGTTACTGATGATGAGGTTTCAAGCCTTTATGTAAACACTGAACTTGATGATGCACAATATGTATATAGCAACGCTGTAAAAAGAAGAGTAGAACTAGAAGATAAATTAGCCGAAGAAACAAACCCTAGAAACAAAAGAACAATTTTACAACAGTTAAAAAAGGCAAAAGAAATAGAAGCGCTAACCGGAGCTGAATATGAACGTTTAGGCGAAAGTCAGGCAAACACTGGTTCTACACCAACACCTACTTCGACGCCTACTCCAACACCTACACCTACTCCGACGCCT